CCTGCAGCTAATATAGCAGCTTTTCCAATAGGACTTTTAACAACTTTCTTTACAGCACGTTTAGCTTTCTTTACAATCTTACCTAAAAAATATCCTTGTCTAGGTTCTTGTAAACTCATAATGCCACCCATGTTTCGAAGTTGTCTTTCCATATTTGATCTTGAAATTGCCATAGTTTATCTATCTTATTTGGTTTCTCCGAATAAATCAAGACTTGGCATTACAACATTTACGTCTTGAGCCATATCCTCTTCCTTGTAACCTTTTGATTCCCAGTCTTTTCTTTCCTTAAAAAGCTCTCCAGTTTCTTTGTGTCTATACGTTGTTTCTACTTTTGTTGGCTTTATTACTTCCATTATGCTGTTACCTCTCTTGGTTGTATTTCTAATATAGAGGCTATAACATGCAGCTCATTAGCGTCAGCAGCCTGTACTTTTAATATTTCACTTTCCTCCATAACAAGAGGTTGTGTTAATAATTCTGTTGTTGCCTTAGACCCTATTGCTTTATCCTTAAATAAATTAAATATAGTGCCACTAGCATTTACTAATGTTATTGTTATCGTAGTTCCTGATCCAGCATCCTCGGATACTAACAATGATTTTATGACAGCGGCTTTGAAACTAGGCACTGTATACAATGTTGTTAAATCTGTTGTAGTTAAATCTACTTTTTTATTTATAAAACTATTTGCCATTAATTTAAAAAGAAGTTTTGTGCCTCTACTTCGTCTTTTAGTTCTTCTTGAAATGTAGTATTTAATTTTTCAACAATAGCATCAAGATCTCTAACTTGTGCTTCTGCTGTACCTAAATCATATTCAGGTGCAGGTCTTGTTAATACCTGTACTATCTTTGCCATTATCTAAATCCTCTTAAAGCAGCAATCTCGTTATCAACAAACATTTGTTCATCATCAGTTATAGGTTCGCCTCTTTCTATTTGACCAGTAAAATCCATTAAAATTTCTGGAACAGTGGCAGTAGAAAGAGCTTGTACAATTCCTTTATCAACGTTAACACCCATAGGTGCAACTTGATTATCAAATATAGATAAAGGTGTTATTTGATTATTCACTGATGTAGGTGTTTTACCTGGTGGAAAAGGGGCAACAGTTTTTGGAGTAGAAAAAGTTGATAATGCTAATTCATTACCTAAATCATTAAAATAAGTTGGATTAACTCTGTCTGTTAATAAACCTAAATCATTAGACTCACTCATATCATATGTTGGTTCGTTAAATTTTTTACCTAAACCAAATCTTTGTCCAAGACCTCTAATTATGTTTCCTAAAATTCCACCACCAGAAAGAAGTCCTAATAAACCACCACTACCTCTTGTTTTTGCAAAAGCCTTTTTTGCAAATCGAACACCAGGACGATTAGCGTATGCTCTAGCTCTTGCTAACTCTTCTGGTGATACTGTATCTCTACTATCAAAAAAACGTGGGTTAACTCTTTGACCACCACCTGCTGCAATAAATGCGCTTCTATAATCTTTTGTATCTTCATCAAGAACTCCTGGTGGTAATTGTGTTAGTCCTAAATCTGATCTTACTCTATTACGTTCTGCTGATAGTTCTCTTGCATCTGCTCCGCTTCCACCCCCTGCTTCAGCAGCACTTGTTGCTACACCAGACATACCCGTATCTACACTTGGATCATCAGAATCAAATGATCCATATGAATCGTAACTAGGTATACCTTTTGGCCCTTTGTGCGGTGTGCCTTTTTTCATTTTCTTTAACATCTTAGCTTCAGCATCTGTGATGTATGCTAGCTTAGTTGCTGGTGCATTTTTTCTAGCTTTAAATCTTTTAGGGACAGTTACAGATTCAGAGTTTTTTATGAAATTTAAAGAACCGTCCTGTTCTACATAATCTATTTTTTTATCTATTGACATTAACGTCTTCCATCAGGTTGTGTGTCTAGTCTAAAAGTACCTAACTTCCAGCTTTGACTCGTTGAAGTATTTTCTATTTTTAATGCAATAGCTCTTGCTCTTGCACGCGTGTCTACTTTACTAGTAGATGAGGTAATTGTAAAGGGTCCAAGTGCCGAACTAGCTGCTGTATCATTTGGAAAATTACGTAAATTTAAAGTTACTCTTGTGTCACCAGTTTGAGATATAAAGTCTGGTATAAATCGCCTTATTTTCATAATAAATTCACCATCTCCTCTAAAGTCAGCTATACCTGTCATTTGATTGCCTACAATTCTTTGAGTAATATCAAAGTCTCCTGATAGTATATTAGCAGCGATAGCTGATATAGTTCCATTTCTGTTTTGATCTGTTCCTGTTTCATGTTCATAATAACTTGTTCTTCCTTCTGTGTTGCCCACAACATCAAAAGAAGTATCTGTGCTTGCATCGTATTCTGTTGCATGTGGTTTACCAAATACAGCAGAATCACGCCACATTGTTCTAGCTAAACTACCAACTGTCCATACTGGTCTTTGTGCAGTTGAATCAAAATAATTATAACAAACCATTCTATTTACAACACTAGACCCTGTTTCTGGATAAAACCACATAACCTCACCAAACAAATTATTTAATCCAGCAGATACCATTTGATTACCAGATTCTAAATTTATACTATCAAAAACAAAATCCTCTACTAAACAAGGTAGTGATTCTAATTTACCAGCATATCTAAAAAAACCATTCTCTGACATCCAATATGCAGAGCCATCTACTTCAACACATGCGTTCTGTCCAACAAGTCCACAGTTAGTTCCAACTTGTGCAAAAGCAAACGTAAATGGTTGACCAACAAAACGTTGTGTAAATAGTGCTGTATCAGTCCAAACATAGATTGCATCTCTACCTCTGATTGCCCCTCTGATCTGTGATCCGTCGGCCAATCTTTGTGTACCAGCTGTATTGGTTGCTGTAGGTGTATAAGTATTTATATCCTCTTGATCAGAGAATCTAATAAACATGTCATCTTGTGTAGATGTATCACCTATCGTTGTTTCTGTTCCAAAAAACACTAAATGACGATCTGGTGTAGATACTAACATATGTCTTGATGCAGTTGGTGCACCAGATATAATTGTAGCTCTTGTATCTGTTGCATTAGATAAACTTGAATCCCACTGAAAACAAGCACCATCATGAATTAAACATATTGCTTTATCACCAAAATTATCTAACGACCACATACCAGGTTCTAATACTAAGTCTCCTGATGCAGCCTCACCCCATGCAACATAGTCAGATGAGTTTGTAACTGTTGCTCCATTAGAATGTGCAGATCTTGTTGAATTTCTAACTGCTCTTGTGATTCCTGTTAAATTATTTCCAGAAACACCTGTGTAAGATATTTCTTCATTACCAACTTGAATGAAATTTGTGCCTGAAGATGGAAAGTTAGTTGTGCTTGTTAGTGTGATAGAAGTTCCTGATCCTCCTGTTCCTGCTGTATCATCTAATAAAGCACCATTTAAAGTTGTAGTGATAGCACCAGCAGCTTCACCACCCCAAGATCCTAATCCCCAACCAAAACCCTTTGCTTGTACAGCTGGTCCAACGGTGTAATATTTTTGAATTCTAATACCACCCGATGTTGTAGCACCAGATCCAGATTCATTAGATGGCATTGTTATTGTTGCTGTTGTGTTCGTTGGCGTGCTTGCAACCATAAATTTTTTGTCATTAAAATCAGAAGCACTAAAGTTAGAATTAGTTATAGAGGTGAAATTATCCATTAATAATATATCGCCTGAAACTAAATTGTGTGCACTAGAATAAGTTAGTGTAACTGTCGGTGATCCGTTGGTCGTGCTAAAAGCACTCGTAAGAGTTGTTGTTGATTCAATAGGGTGTATGTCATAAAATACACCACCAGAAAAAGCGTATAAAATTCTGTTTGTTCCAATAATAGCATATTTTCTAGATAAACTATTTATAAAATGATGTAAGCCTCTACCAGCACCAGTAAGCTCATTTTCGTTTTGAGTTCCTAATTGATTCCAACCACCTATCTTTTCAGGTGTACCATATCTAAAACGAACGTTATCACAATCAACCCACTGACCCTCTGCTCCAGTTTCTGTAATTTGTTTATTAATACCTGGTTGGAATCCTATTTTTTGTAACATAGTGGCTAATTATAGCACTATTTAACGTCAAAAGGAAGACCAAGGTGGAGTCTTCGATCGAATCTGTTTTCATCTCCTTGTGTATCTAAATCATTATAGTGCAAAAAAACTTGACCACAATTTTCACCTTCAAACGGTTCTCGCCAGTGTTCTAACTCACATCCAGAATATATTAACATATCTCCAGGAGATAATTCTACTTTAACAACTTTGTCTGTTTTTAAATATATGGGCCATTTTTCACCTCCTAAATTCATCGTAGTGGAGATTTTACAACTAGGTCTGTCTACATGTTTCTTTAAAACATCTCCTCTTTTGTATATTCTAGCATAAGCATAAGTAGGAATTAAATTTAAACCTGTTTCCTTTTCCATTAAAGGTTTTACTTTCATAAGCAATGTTTCCATCGCAACATCGCCATATATAGAATAAGTATTGGGAACTTGAGAATCTTCCCATTCTCCAAAGTATTTATTAAAAGGAGATATGTAAGTTGCGTCCAACAAAGTTTTACAAACTTGTCTTTTTAATAATAAATATTCATAGGCAAAGTCAGCTATTTCTGAACTAACTGCATTTTTTATAATGGAATAGTTATTTACTTTAAAGGTCATTGTTTTGGCATTACAGATAAGTTAAATGATAAACTAATTCTGTCCTCTGTTGATTTATTTTCTTCTACAAGATGTTCAACATATGAAGGAAACATCACAAATCTATTTTCTTCTGGTTTTATAAAAAAACTTAGACAATTTAATATGTTAGACTCTTTAGCAGGTAAATCACATATGCCGTCCATTCTATACATAGAGTCTTTTATGAAAACAACATTACCAGAATTTTCTGGAATCTTTAAATAAAAAATACATGCAAACTCTGAACTAGGGTGAACATGTGGTCTATTAAAAGCATCTTTATTATTTATATTTATCCAAGCATTTCTAACTTTAATTTCTAGTTTATGATCAAATGCATAGGCATCTAAATTTTTATTAATGATTGATTGTAACTTGCCTATTAATTTTTGAAACTCTTTAGAATCTTTTACCCCACTAGTTTGATATCCTCCAACATTTGTTTTTTGTTGTGAAGGTTCTTTTGATTTAATTTCATAAGCTAGTTTTATTAAAGCTTCTTTTTCAGAATCTGTATCTATAACATCTTCTATAAAAACAGGTGTAGAAAACATAGTGAAATGTGTCATAATGTTATCTTTCCTGTTGGACTACCTAAGTCTCCTCTAGGTAGCACATTAAAAGCTATGGAGTACCTATCTTCTTTTCCATGATATTTGTTTATCTCATGAAACAAATAATTAGGAAAAAGAATTATTTCATTTTTATTACTTTGAACATAATAAGACAAAGAGTTGTGTTTAGTATATTCTGTGGGTTTCATATTCCAAAAATCACTTACATATGGTTTATGTATTTTTATTTGATTATTATCTTTTAAATAAAAAACACCACTTAAAATACAATGAGAATGTCTGTGCATTGATGAATATCCTCCTGTTTTAGTTTTAGTAGCCCAAGCTTCAATAATTTCAAATTTTACATTTAATTTCATTTTATCATTTAACCAATCATCACAAGCTTGTATGAGACTTTTATTTAAATTAGGTAGTTGATCCAACAATGAATCACAATCAGAACTTCTAAAACAATATTTGCCTTCGATAGGAACGTATGTTAAGTTTTTTAAAACATCTAATATTTCATCACAGTTTAAATTAAACTTATATTTTAATATGGGTTCAGCGAATAAATTTAAATCTTCTACGTTCATACTTCTTTAAAATCCATAGCTATTGTTATTCTTTCTTCTTTACATTTCATAACACTGTGTGGTGTTTGTGAATTAAACAATACTAACATTCCATCTCTTTCAGGTATTGGGATTAATTTATTATTTAAATCATAAAAAATCAAGGGATTATATTTAGAAGCTTTGATTATTAATACAGAACTTATAGCATCTTTTCTATGATCATGCAGTTTTGCATGATCTCCTTTTTCATAAAAGTTAATCCAATAGCATTTCATTGCCCATTTTTTATTAGTGATTCTAAACAAATTTTCACAGATGTCTTTTTCTAATACTTTAAAAAACCGATAGTTTGGATTAAATCCTGAAGTCCTTGCTTCTACTGAATTTAATTTTTTTGCCCATTTATTTTTTTCTTTATATATAAAGTTTTTAATATTATTATTAACTTTTTTATCAATGTATGAGAAAGTAAAATTAATCATAAAAATTATACGCTAAAGTAATTCTGGTTAAGTCTTCTTTTTGAGCTTCAACAGAGTGATCTAAATCAGATTTAAAGATAACTAAAGTATCTTGTTTTGGTTCAATAAAATAAGTCTTCCAAGTATATATGTTAGAAGGATTAAAATCAGGTGTGTTTGGATTATCGGGTAAAGGACTTTTAAAATGAGTTTTAGCAGAATTAGAATTTGCTTTTAAATAATAAATAACAGAAATTAATGCAAAATTGTGGTTATGCCATTCTTGGTAATCTTTTTTATTATACAAATTAAACCACCCATTTGTTTTGTCTAAATTAAGTTTTTTAAAACCTAAAGCATTAGCAAATAAATTTACTTCTTTTGCTATCCAATTATTTAAATCTTTAAATTTACTATCTTTGTAAATATTATGTGTGTACGAAGAGTTAAAAACATTTTTGCTTAACCAGTGTTTTCCTCCTCGCTCAACTTGTTTAGATAAATTAATACAATGATCGACTAGATCTTTGGTGTCTACAGAATTGTTTTCAACAATATTTAAAGGAGTAGGAAATAAATTAATCATTTTTTAATTGCTGGTTGTGATGACAGAACCAACCTGTTACAATCCATTTTTCAAAATTACAGGGTAGGCCTCTGTGAGTATGAGTAAAATCAGAGGGCCATAAAACAGTCAAACCTTTTTTTGGTTTTACTTTAATTTTTTGAAAAAGAAATTCTGTTTCTCCCCCCTCTTCTATGTCATTTAAATATGTCATGAAAACAACTTGCCTATTGGTATCTTGCAAAGATCCTCTTTCATAATGATATCTAAAAAAACCACCTTCTTTAGCAGGATAATATTGAATATTCGTTCCTGCTTCATTAGTTTTTAAATACCCTGATATACCAAAATAATTCATGTAATCAGTAATGAAATTAGATATTTCTTTAAAATATTCTTGTATAAAAATGTTTTTATTATTATTAAAAAAAGTAACATCTATTGAATTTTTAACTTTTTTATCTAATCCTGAATAAGTATGTCCATCACCTTTGTACTCAAAGTTATTTTTATGATACCCTATAAATTTATCACATAAATCTATATTTTTTAAATTGTATGATCTTATAAAAGTTTCCATTATTTGTAGTTTATATTTATATTAAATCTTGCTTTAGCATTTGTGCAAGTTGAACTAGCGTGTTCTTTATGTCCTTCAAAAAATAAAACTCTGTTTTCTACAGAATTAATTTGTTTGTTTTCAAATGAAGTAAAACCATCACATGTATTTAAAGAAAACAAAACTGCTTTGTGTTCATAGGGATAATCTAAGTGTATTTTATTTTTAATTATTTTTTCTGTTCTAGGATATAAATTTACTTTAACTCTTATAATCTCAGTAGATGGTATGAAAGATAATAAATTTTTTGTAAATAAATTCCAATACTTACTTGCAATGTTATTATTAAATATATTATGTGTCATGTAATAACTTAAATCTTCTTCATGATTTTTGTGATGTATATTTACCTCATCTTGAAAATACCACGGAAAATAATTACTAAATATTTCTTTTTTTAATATGTCTAAATTTTCTTTAGGTAAAAAATTATCTTTTATCTGGTAATTCATTATCTATATGGCTTTCCATCTGTCCAAATCACCAAACTATATCTTGTGCCTGAAGTTACAGGTTTTACTCTATGCCAGACAAAAGAAGGAAATACAATTACAGTTCCTTTAGAAGCTATGTTTCTTAAATCGTGAACTTTTTTAGGTAAATGTGGAGGGCCGTCCATGGCTATTTCTAGTTCTCCTCCTTGATACTCTGTGTAATCATTTAAACAGACAGTAACAGAAACTTTTCTTATTAAACCTATTACATCGTCAAATGGTGCGTTTTTTTCATTATTTCCAGTTTTTTGATTTCGTGGTAAATAAGGTAGAGTCCAAGCATCTACGTGCCAATCATAATATTGCCCTGGATCGTAAATAGTAAACTGACAATGTTCACTACAATTTAAATCATAATTCCATTTAGCGTTTTCATTTGCTTTTAAAATGTAAGGATGAATTTCATTATAAATCCATTTTTTATCTAACCAAGCTACGTTAGATTTTCTAATTTTATCGTTGAGTTCTGCATCACCAATAATAGCTTTTTCATTATTTTGTTGAAGTCCAAATTTAATTATATCATCACAAATATTTTTTGGAATAACATCCCTAAAATACCAGTAACTATTCTCTATATTCATTCTAGAGAGTTTTATATACTAATTAAAAGAAAAGTCTAGTTAGTCCAGGTATCTGCTTTTTGATTTGCGAATACGTCTTGCATAGTCCAAACTCCTGAAGCTGCTGTAACAACACTAACTTCTCTAACAATAACAGTTCCGTCTCCACCGTCTCCAGCTTTTGCACCTACTGCTCCTTGTTCTCCAGCGCCGCCTCCGCCGCCGCCTGAACCGTCTGTACCATCTCCACCAGGTCCACTAGGATTTCCTGAACCGCCATCTCCACCGCCTCCAGCGGCATTACCGCCTCCAGCATTTCCATTATCAGGTCTACAGCCGCCTCCGCCGCCGCCTCCATATCTTCCATTTGGACCCCAATAATAAGGTTGAGGTGCGCTTCCAAATACTGGTGAAGCATCTACATTACCGCCACCACCTCCAGCGCCAGATCCCGTTCCTGCACCGCCTGAGCTGCCAGCTCCACCACCACCGCCAGGTATAGAGGTAGCATTACTGTTTCCACCATCATTTCCCTCTGGTGGTGAAAAACCTCCAGCGTTTCCATTTCCTGTGTAAGGGTTTTCTGGAGAAGAAGCAGAACCTCCACCAGATCCACCATCTAAACTATTTGTATTAGGAAAATTAGGTTGACCACCTAAACCTTGTCCCATACCAGAACCACCTCCAGTAGCACTGATAGGTCCAAAAGAACTATCATCTCCTTGAGCAGTTGCAAAAGGTTGACCATTTAATTGTAGACCTGTTCCTCCTGCTCCAATCGTAACAGATACAGGTTGTCCTGCAGTTACTGGATGAGCTGGAAGTAATCTAACACCTCCGCCGCCTCCGCCGCTTGCGTTTGATTGTGTTCTGTGACCTCCGCCACCGCCACCAGCTACAACTAATAAACCTACGTTTTGTGTTTTTTTAGCTACAAAAGTTCCAGGTGATGTAAAAGGTGTTACTACATCTCCTATTGTTGGATCATTAACTGGTCCTATAATTCCGCCATTTGCCATAATAATCTCCTTATACTATATCTTCCTCTGCAAGAAAAGAAGAACTTGATGCTTCCCATCTTCTCATTTTATTTTCAGAAAGTGGATTTTTTTTACAAATCCAAGTTGTTAAACTTTCATTCCATTGTGGTGGATAAAAGTCAAAAGTTCCAATTCTATCTCCATTGTCATCTAAATCGTCAGTTAATCTATAGTTTTGAATATCCGCAGATGGAGCTGCAACAGGAGCTTCATGTAGTCCTGATGTAGTATTTAATACCCAACTTGAGTATGGTTGTTTATCTGTAAAAATATTATGAGTAGAATTCCATAGACACTCATGTCCAGCGAATAAACCTCTTTCGGAAGTTTTATAAGTTTGCTTCCAAAAAGTATCTGGATAAGTTTCTCCTGCAGCTTCATATTTAGCTTTTAATCTAAGACCTTGAGGAATGTTATCTTTAACCCATTGTTCCGCTTCAGTTGAATTCTTACCGCCGTTATCGGCAACGTCTTGATCTGATACAACAATAACTCTAATTACTTCGTTATTATCAACCCTACATTCAGCAAAGTGCGCCATAAACTATGACCCTCCTTAACTTAATTCCTCGTAGTTTATAGTAATAGTTGCATCTGAGTTTGCTCCTGCCCCAGCTTCGATGTTGTCGCCTTCCTCTAAATACAATGCAGTATTTTTATCTACGACTACTAAAGTTGCATCTGCAGGACATGATATTGTGCTTGCGATTGCAACTGGTGAGCCACCTGATTTAGTTATGAAGACAGATATATCTACGGCTGATGAACCATCTATATTTGCTACGATAATGTTATTTACTTTAAAAACTTTTCCAGAAGAACCAGCATTTGCTAAAATCTCTGTTGTTAAAGTAGTTGTTAATGCTGCTTGAACAGACTTTGCTGTTATTGTTGCGACATTGACTAAATTTGGTGCGGCCATATTTTATATTCTCCTATGTTTATTTACCCAAAAATTAATGAAAAAGCAACAGCTAATCCAGCAGAGGCAATTTTATTTCCACTTACTTGTGCTTGTCCTGTTCCATTTGGAGCTATGTTTATATTACCGTTTGCTCCATCTGTTATTGTGATTGTTCCAGAGTTAGTTCCAGAATTAGTGTCCAAAACAAGGTCATGAGCGCCGCTTGACGTAAGTGTAGCTGCGGCAGCACCTGTACCTATTCTAACTTCTCCTGTGCCTTTAGGTTTAATGTGAACATCAACATTACTCTCTCCACTAGCTCCTAAGATTGGTGGATTTCCTGTTGCAGCGTTAGTTACTTCTAACTCATTTACTGCTGAACCTGTTGTTTGAAATATAATTTGTTCATTTCCATTTGCATCTGCGATAAAACCTGCATCTGCAATTTTTGGAGCTGTTAAAGTTTTGTTTGTTAAAGTATCTGTAGATGATGCAGTTATAAACCCTGTGTCATCAATATCTGGATTAGTGCCATCATTCGCTGTAGCATAAACCATTTTGACTGCACCTGGAGCAAGAGTTACACTATCCCCTGATCCTGACACATATTTAAATACTACGTTTTGTGATCCACTTGTTGAATTTTTTAATACGTAAAAAGTTTGTACATCTAAAGGTATTGTAACATTTCTTGACCCTGTTAATGACCCTGTAAATTCTATTACTCTGTGTGCAAGAGTTGCACCTGTTGACCCATCAGAAACTGATAATGTTGTATCTCCAGAATCCGATACGGCTTGTGTAGTAAACCCACCAACTATTTGTTCGATAAGTTGTAAATTTGTATTAGTTTTTGTACCCCACGTACCAGCGTTTTCACCAGTTGCTTGAAGCTCAACTCCTAAAGGTGTGTATGTAGATGCCATAAATTTTTATCTCCTATGCAGCGTCACTATAACTTGTATTTGATCCAGTTGCAACATTAGAATACGAACCATTGGATCCTGTTGACTCATCACTATATGACGTATTTGAGCCACTGTCAACATTACTAAAAGAGCCATTTGATCCTGTATTAATATTTGCATAAGCTTGTATTCCAATTGTAGGATCTACGAAAGTAGATTGTAGTCCTGTTAGACCCATTACATCTGATGGAGTTATAGATCCAGTTGAAGATGTTGCAGCTATTCCTGTTAAAGGAACACCTATTGCAGGAACTATAGATCCTACTGCAGATGTAGATGCAACACCTGTTATATCAATTATTTGTGCGTCATCAATTTCTACTTCTCCCACACTAGCCGTTGCTGAAACACCAGTAATTGTTGCTGGACCAAATTCTAATCCTAATGTTCCTACATTAAACGTAGACGATACTCCAGATATTGATGCAGGACCAAATTCTAAACCTAATGTTCCTAAATTTCCTGAAGCTTCTTGACCTGTAATTGCTGGTGTTGAATCAATTGTAAAAGTTACACTTCCAATATTTGTAGTTGCTTCTTGACCAGATAAACCAACTGCATCTGCTGGTGATATCGATCCAACACTTGTAGTTGCATCTACACCAACAACACTTAAAACTTGATTAGGAGACTCACCCCAAGAATTATCTCCCCAAGCATCTCTACCCCAACCAACTAAAGTTCCTACGTAAGATAAAGTTGGAGTTGAAAAACTAGCTGATACTCCTGTAACAGCAGCAATTTCTATTGTTTCAACTAAAACATTTCCTACACTAGTTCTTGCGAATTTTAAAAGTTGATCTCCAGTTGGTGGGTTTGCCACCATGTCTAATTCATAAGTAACTTGTGTATTAAACGAACCTACAGAAAAAGTAGATTCAACTCCAGTTACAGCTACAGTTTCATCTGCAGCTTCATCCCAATCTGCAGTTCCCCAAGTTAATCTTCCCCAACCTGTTTTATTAAATTCTTCTGTATCACCTAAAGAGGCTGTAAGACCAAAACCTGTAACTGAAATAACAGGATCAAAACTTTCTCCCCAAGGTTCTGTTCCCCAATCATCTCTACCCCAACCTTGTTCGGCAAAAGAAACTGCTGATCCTATTGATGTGCTAGCTGAAACACCTGTTAGTGTAATTGTATTACTATCTTGTTCACCCCAAAGTCCTTGACTCCAGGTTGTACCTGATCTATTCCAAGTGTTGGCCATAAGGTTTACCCCCTTATGCTATACGAATGATTGCGTTACTTGCGTCTGCTGTTGGAAATTGAATTGTAAAAGTTCCAGAAGATACTGTTTTGTCACCACCAAAAGCGATAACAGCAACAGCTTTGTTAGATGCCGATGAATTATAAATTAATGCACCATTAGCTGTGAAAGATGCTGAAGTAAAACTTACGTCTGCAAAATCACAGAACGCAGTTGTCCCAGACGTTGTTGGTGTAACACTTGTTAAAGTTGCACCACCTGAACTATATGCAGATCCTGATGTGTTTGAAATTTCGTTATCAGTTGAAAATGCAGTTGTTGCTGCACCTAAAGACGCAGAACTTGTATATAAAGCTATTTTAAAAGTATTACCACTAGATGCAGTAAAATTATGAGTTCCAACTAAAATTTCTTGTTTGAAACTTGTACAAATTGCTGATGATATAGCCATAATTTTTCTCCTACGGGTTCGG